TAATTACCTATCCAGCTTGTAAAATGACAGGAGTAGAGGTTGTAGGATGTAGGGAAGGAGACCAAATTGACTTGAAGGTTCTAGATACTGCTGCTGGGACTATCTCTACCATAGCCAATTACCCACTAAATCAATTTGGATTTGGAGTATTCCTGGCCGACGGATATCACCGAGAATATTCCAACTATGATGCTGACCTATTTACTGGACTGCAAATTGAAATTACATATTACAACAATGGCGGTTCAGCAGTAACTCCAAACTTCAACCTCATACTCCACGAGGTTAAGTGATGGTAAGGCTCTACATCGAATTCACTAAACCAGCATCAGGATTCCAACCACTTGCTTGTGCAATAGCCGCGGTTGAAGGAACTAAGTTTTCTCACGTCAGACTCCGATGGAAGAACTCTGCAGGAGTCGAAGTAGTCTATGAAGCCAGCGGAACTCAAGTCAAGTTTATTGGAGAAATTGCACAAGCCAATAGTCCTGTCCGTGTGTGTGATTCATTCTACATCGACCTGGACGTGGAATCCTATAGAAGACTAATCTATCAATGCATGCGCTTTGCCGGAGTAAGCTATGGATTCCTCCAATTAGTTGGTTTGCTGTTTATGAGGGTTTTCAAGTTAAAGAAAAACCCTTACCCAAATGGATTTAAGGGGCTAATATGTACAGAACTAGTTGCCAGAGTATTATCCTATGTGATTGAATCACCAGCTTATGAATCTATAGCGACGTATGACGAGATGGGACTTCGAGAAATACATCGATACTTCGACTATAATTTCCAAAGAACGGTGGACTAACGATGCAGTTAACCACAGACCAACTGTTGCTGGCAGTAGAGCGCCACAAAAAACTAACTCTACAAAGTTCATTCGACCCAATACATCAAGACTCTAGACCCACAAAGGCACAACAAGAAGTCCTAGACGACCTGACGAAGATTACCCACAGATATGTCACAGCAGGAAATCAGTCAGGAAAGTCACAACTAGCTGCCAGAGAGTGTGCTTGGATTTTAACAGAAACTCACCCTAACTGGAAACGCCCAAATAAGTGGGGAGATGAAACACTTCAGCTCATGGTAGTCGGAAGGACTTCGAAGCAGGTGGAACACGTTTTGTGGAGAAAGATTGAACAATTCCTTCCACAAGGCTCTTATAGAGAAGTAAACCAGGGCGGAGCCCTGCAATCGGTCATTTACAAACCAAACGGCAATACAATAATTTTTGGCTCCCACCATAATGATAATGAGGCGCGAGAGAAGCTACAGGCGTTCACAGCCCATTATGTCTGGCTTGACGAGCTTCCACGTAGTGCACGCCTCATTGAAGAACTCCACAGACGTATTCAGGCCAAGCAAGGCTACTTCCTAGCGACTTTCACTCCAAAGGCTCCAAACCAGGAAATAAAACAAATAATTGATACTTCAATAGCTCCTTACGCGAAAAAATATCAGTTTTCAATGTTAGACAATCCAATCTACGACGAAGAACAAAAACTAGAAATAATGGATTCATTGAAGACCTACTCGGAAGAGTACAGAAAGACAATCCTCTACGGAGATTGGGCAGTTCATGACCTGCAAGTATTCTACTTTGACCCAGAACAACATATTGAATCTCCAAAAGACTACCACGAATCTTGGCGACACATAGAGTCCGTTGACCCCGCAATGAAATCAAAATTTGGATATACTCTATGGGCTCAAGACCCAAATTCTTTCATGTGGTATTTAATAAAAGCTGAATACATCACAGGGCTTCTAGCTCCAGACGATGTCTATCGCGCATGTCTAAGACTTACCGGGAATGTAAACGTAGTCAGATATGTTTGCGACCCACATGAAGCCTGGTACATCGGCCATGCACAATCCCAAGGAACCATCTACCAGTCTCCTTTCGATAAGAATTCTAGGAAGATGGAATTAATCAAAAACGCACAAACCGCAATGGGCACAAAATTTAAAATAGCTCCATGGTGCACCAAGGCAACTGAAGAACTCGACTCGGCACAATGGTCTGAATCTCTAATCAATAGAATCGTAAACGGCTCATCCTACCACATTCTTGATTGTATCCAATACTTTGTAGATTGTATGCCCAAGCCTCCAACTGTTCGCGCCAATAGCACTTGGCACGAAGACCTACGTCGTGCTAACACAGAGAGAAAGAAAAACGAAAAAAAGAGAGAAAGACTAACAGTGGGAAGGAGGTCAAGATGGCAATTATCGAACCGTGGCTTGCGACGCTTATCATAACCCAAACAACCCTAATCCCGATACTTGGGCTAATATTGGTAGGTATTCGCAAGGAGAATATCCGTCTTACAAGAAAAAGACAGCAATTACTCAAAACCTACATGATGTATTCTAGAGGTCGAAGAGGAAGAAAATGAAAGTTTCTATTGATATCGAGATGCCTGAAGCAACCAGGACAACGAAAGAAGAACGTCTTCAAGAGCTTGAGGACCGAGTAACTTACGCTGGCGAATGTATCGAATGCGACGCCCCCAACGCAGAACAAGCAAAAGCTTTTCTAACAAGACTATACAATAAAATTGACCAAACACCTAATCATACCAAGCAACTGTCTCGACTAGGGGAACTCATCTATGCTATCCTAGCTCCCTATGGAATTGACATCATAAACGAGGATAAAGATGGCTAAATTAGATATATGGGATACCAATAAAGCGCAAAAAGAGTTATTCAAAAGGCTAGGTTGGGCAGAAGACCAGAGAAAAAGATTCGAAGACGAGTGGCAAGAAAACGAGTCTGTACTACAAAACACTCGCGGAGTACAAACCAGGGGAGCAAATGGAAACCATACCAACGAAGACGAATATGATGGTGTAACCTCTCCAGATTCTTCAGATGTCGACGCTAGCGCCAACTACGCCTTCAAGAATTTTCGACTCATCCACTCGCAATTATCTGCCAATCCTCCGACTGTTGTCGCTAGGCCTGCATCGCCGGACGTGAGAGATAGACGTAAAGCTGACGCAGCAGACCGCTTAGTTCGATATTTCATTCGACAATACAATCTCCATGAGAAATTTGATGCGTGTTCATACAACACCCTCCTATACGGAAATGGGTTTTTAAAAGTCTTCTGGGATGCTGACGCGGGTGACCCGTTGGAATTTGACGAAGAATCTGGCGACATTGAAATGGAAGGAGATATTAGAGTCGAGGTTCCTTCACCTTGGAACATCTACCTGGACCCTGATGCAGAATGTTGGGAAGATGTCCGATATGTTATCGAGCGTCAATTCATTCCATGGGAAGACGCCCTATTCCGCTTTCCCGAGAAGAAAGAACTACTTGAAGAGTATAGGAAGCGTGAACAGAATTCAGGAACTGGAGTTAGGGACTCACAATCGAGAATGCGAGGAAAGCACTACGATGTTGTAGAAGTCTACGAGTATTGGGAAAAAGGACTTCCGTATAATGGGTTCCTTGGTCGTCACGGATATTTCATGAAGGATGGAACTCTTCTCACCGAAATTAAGGCCAATCCTTCGAGATTCAAGGCAGGACCAGAAGATAACTCACTTGGAAGGGCAACTCTACCCTACCACCTATTTACCGACCTGGACCAGACAACCCTTACTTGGGGACGCGCAACCTTGGCCTACGCGACTGCAGCTCAGCATTCTCACAACCAAATCGTTGGTGCCACCATGGATTCATTGAACGCACACGGAGTGGCAAGGCTGGTACTTCCAGAAGGCAGTGAGATTGCTGATGATTCCATCACAAACTCTCCGTGGGATATTGTCCGCATATCAGGAGCCCAGCCATTCCATTTCGCTTCGCCAATGCAACTTCCTGCTGCTATGGACCAAATGATGCAATACATGAAGACAGGTATTGATGAAATGCAGGGCGTGAACGAAGCAATGTTTGGCCAGCAGTCAAGAGAAGTATCTGGGTTTGGCATGCAATATGCAACCAATCAAGGAAATATGGTTAGACGGCGATTATTCAACAAGTATGTGTTAGTAACAGAGTCTGCGTACAAGAACATGCTAAACATTGTCATTAAACATTGGCCAGAAAAAAGAGCCATTTATGTCCTAGGGGAAGAGAAAGCGTTCGAGGCAGTAGAAATATCCGGCGCAGACATTAATGGCGGCTACGACTTGGTGGTCGAATATGGTGCTAGTCTCTCTCTTGACCCAACGTCCCGACGTTCAGAGATACTCACCCTAATGCCTCTATTTGAAAAGGCAGGGGTGGACATGAGAAAAATGTTGTCACTCCTAAAGCTCAATGAACTTGAGGGAGCCTATGATAAGCTGGAGCTTGCAAAGGATAGACAACTTGAATACTTCGAGGAAATATTAGAGAAGATGCTCTATATGCCGCCAAGGAAATTAGAAGACCATGTAAATATGCTGGCTTACGCATCTGAGTATGTCATGACTACCGAGTACAAGTATTTGGAAGATGAACAAAAAGCCCTAATAGACGCACACATAGAAGAGAGGCAAGGAATGGTCCAACAGAATATGGCACCAGCTTCAGGACCTGGCGTACCGGCTGGGCCAAGTCCTGCAGGTCAGGGAGAACTCCCGGCAGTCCCAGGTGGTGGACCAATGGATGTAATGTCGAACCCAGGAATGGGTTCTGGATAGTTAATGAGCAACCCAGGTATGCAAAGTTAGTGCCGAGATGCGGAATATTCTTGACACTGAATCATCGAACACATAAACTATCGTTTTTAGGGGCTTGTGCGCTCTGCACAGCCCACACACCTCGGCCATCCTGAATACAGGACGCCACACTAGG